CGGCCATTCTGACCAGCGAGGACCTGCCGCCGTGGAAGCGCTAAATGGCGTTCCTCATCCCGTTTGGGACTTAAGGCTGGCCGGCAAGGTGATTACTCGCGATCTGGCGAAGTACGTGCTGAGCGTGACCTATGAGGATCATGAAGAAGGCGAGGCCGACACGGTCGATGTCGCCGTCGAGGACGTAGAGGGAAAGTTCCGGGGCGATTGGTATCCCACCAAAGGCGATTCACTGAGCCTTCGAATCGGCTATGAAGGCTCCCCGCTGGTGAGCTGCGGTGAGTTCGAGGTGGACGAAATCACCCTCGCCGGCGTTCCGGACGTGGTTACCATTCGGGCGGTGTCGGCGGGAGTGACCAAGCCGCGCCGAACCCGCCAGGGCAAAGCCTACGAGAACACGAGCCTCCGGGCCATCGCCGAGGCTGTCGCGAAGCGTGCCAAGCTGACCGTGGTCGGCACCATCGAACCCATCGCAATCCGCAGAACCACTCAAATCTATGAGAACGATCTGGAGTTCCTTCGTCGCGTGGCTGGGGAATATGGCTATGCATTTTCCGTTAAAGGGAACCAACTTGTATTCATCAAGAGGGCCGATCTTGCGCAGGTTAAAGCGGCGATCACTCTTGCCCGCACGGACATCCGGCCCTACTCGTTTCGGGACAAGATCAAGGACGTGGTGGCCCAGGCCGATGCAACCCATCACGACCCGAAGACCAAGAGCCTTAAGCGGGCCCAGGCGACGGGAGCCACGGACGAAGAAGTCTCCGGCGACACACTCAAGATCAATGTTCGCGCCGAGACACCAGCGCAAGCCAAAGCCAAGGCGGGAGCGGCCATTGAGGCAGCCAACCGGGAAGCGACGACGTGCGAAGGCACGACGTTTGGCGACCCGCGCCTTGTCGCGGGCATCAATGTGACGCTGGAGGGCTTCGGGGCGCTGAGCGGCGTCTACCATATCAAGCGGTCCCGCCATACGCTCGACCGCAGCGGCGGCTATCGAACCGAGTTCGAAGCGCGGCGGGTGGCCCGTGGCTGAAAATACCGGCGGGGCGTCGTTCAAGATCGGGCTGGTGGCGGAGGCTAAGCCTGGCTTCGCCCGGGTACGCTTTCCCGATCTGGACGACCTGGTATCGGACTGGCTGCCGGTGGCCCACGGGGCGACGCTCGGTAATCGCCAGGTATCGACCTTGGATGTAAACTCGCAGGTGGGTTGTCTACTCGATGACCACTTCGAGACGGGCATGGTGGTTGGCGCGATCTACAGCGATGTGGATGCTCCGCCGACCACGTCGGGCGACGAGACGGCCTACCATTTTGGCCAAGCGGACAAAATGGTTTACGATCGCGAAGCCCAAGTGCTGACCATCAGCGTGGGCGGCTGCACGGTAACCGTCGACGGCGATGGCATCACGGTGACCGGCGGGGACGTCAAGGCCGACGGCAAGAGCCTGAAGCTCCATTTCCACAACAACACCCAGCCGGGCAGCGGCAACACGGGGCTGCCGCAATGAGGGGCCATTTAACCCAAGTTAATTGCCCTGTAAGCCCCATTCGATGAGCCTATAACAATGGCTCTTCTCTCTGAAATCCGCTCATCCGATTGGCAGCCCGAACTGGGCGCCGATGCCGCCGTCGTGGAAGGCCTGGACGACATCGGGCAGTGTATCCGCATCATCCTGGAAACTCCGATCGGCAGCGATCCCCACCGGCCGGAGTTCGGCTCGAACCTCCATCTGTACCTGGATTGGCCGCAGAACCGTGTGGTGCCGCACCTGGTGCGTGAGGCTTACGCGGCGATCAGCCGATGGGAGCCCCGCATCGGCTTGTTGTCGGTCGATGTGTCGTTTACCGAGGCGGCGATTACCCTCGATATCGAATGGTCCGGCGCCGGTGGCGTCGTGGCTACGACCGCCGTCACTCTGGCGCAAGCTCAATGACCCTTCCGATCCTTCCTGAACCGAACTTCATCGCCCGCGATCCGGCGGCGATCACGGCCGAGATGGTGGCCCAATACGAGGCAGCCACCGGCAAGACCCTGCAAGCGGCTCAAGTGGAGCGGCTGCTGGTCAACCAGATTGCCTATCGGGAGACCGTCACCCGCATTGGCATTCAGGAAGCGGCGAAGCAAAACCTGCTGTACTACTCTCGGGCGCCGATCTTGGACTATCTGGGCGAGCTGGTGGGTGTGTTGCGCCTGGATGCAACGGCGGCCCGGACCACTCTTCGGTTTACGGTCCCGGCGTCGGTGGCATTAGATACGCTGATTCCAGCGGGAACTCGGGTTTCGAACGGGGCTGGTACCGCGATTTTCTTCACTACCGAGGTCGGGCTGCTGGCGATCGGCGAGACGACCATTGACCTGGCAGCCGAATGCGAGACGCCCGGCGTTGCCGGAAACGGCTGGGCCAATGGTGAAACGGCGGTCTTGCTCGATGATCTTGGCGTCGCAGATGTGGCGGTGACGACCCAGGCGGTCAGTGCCGGCGGAGCGGAGGGTGAGACGGACGACCGGCTTCGCGAGCGCATCGCGGCGGCGCCTGAGTCGTTCACGAGCTGCGGTAGCCGAGGAGCTTACCGGTTTTGGGCAATGTCAGCGCATCAAAGCATTATCGATGTGTCGGTGCTGCGGGCAGCGGCTGGCGTCGTGCGCCTGCATCCCTTGGTCGAGACGGGACTGCCGGCGGCGCCGATCATTGAAGCGGTCGCGGCGATCTGCTCGGATGAAACCCGGCGCCCTCTTTGCGATACCGTGCAGGTGCTGCCGCCGGTTGTCCAGGAATATGCGATCGCGGTGCGACTGACCTTGTTGATCGGGGCGGACGGAGCGGCTGCGGTGGCAACGGTGGAAACGGCGCTGTCTGAACTGGCGGCCGATCGAGCGGCCGGCTTGGGTCGGGATGTTGTGCGTTGGCAGATTGCCGCCGCGGCGAAGGCGCCCGGTGTCTATGCCGCCGAAGTGGTGAGCCCGGCGGCGGATTTGGTGCTTGCCGAAGATCGCTGGGCGAGCTGCACGGGCGTAACGGTGACTATCTCCGGATTTGTGCGAGGCTGATGATGACGCTCCTGCCTGCCCCTCTGGCTTCCGATTCGTCGATCCTGGCCTTGGAGGCTTTGGCAGAGAGCATCTCCGATTTGGACCCGGCCCCAGTTCTTACCAATTTGGTAGATCTGGCGGACGCTTCGGCATTGCCGCATTTAGCCTATCAATTCAGCCTCCTGGACGAACCGGCCTGGTCGCTGGCGGAGTCTGACGAGGTGCGGCGTAATCTGATTAAGCAATCCATCCTCTGGCATGGCCGCAAGGGAACTCCGTGGGCTATTCGGGAGGTGTGCCGACTGCTCGGATTCGGGGAGATTGGTATCACTGAAGGTATCTATCCGCATCTGTTCGATGGCACGTGGACGTTCGATGGCAGCGTGCAGCTCGGGGGCGAAGACGACTATTGGCTGCTGGACGGCTCGGTGATGATGGACGGGCTGCGCTGCTTTGGCGCTGTGGCTGGATGGGCGAAATATACGGTGGATCTGTTGTCTCCGATCACGGCAGATCAGGCAAATGTTCTGCAGGCAGCAATTGAATCTGTAGCGCCGGCCCGGTGCGAACTGGTGGCGATTACGTTTCCACGGGCGGCATATTTGATGAACGGCGATCAAGTGTTCGACGGGTCGTGGACCTTCAATCTGTATACGTGAGGAAGAAAAATGGCTATTCAGCCGGAAGCGAGTCAATGGGAAGCCGGGATCTTTCAAATTGAGACCAATACACCGGCATTGGGAGGTCCGGGCGGCGCAGTTAACCTGCCCCTGCTGCAACTGGCGAACCGGACGCAGTACCTGAAGGGCCAGGTGGATGGCTTTCGGTCCGGCGCGGATGTAGTGGCGTTCGCGGTCGACAAGGATGGCCTTAATCAAACAATTGGGACATCGACGTACACCACGCTGACGTGGGCAGCGCCGGATGCCGCCCATGACACGGCTAGCGGGTTTTCTGGGAGTGGCTACACTGTGCCGGCCGGTGCGGCAGGCTGGTGGCTAGTGAACGTTGCTGTGATGTGCCAACCCTCGGTGCTGACCGAGGGCGGGTTAAGGGTTCTGATCCTGGTCAACGGGGTCGTTCGCGCTGAAGTGTGTCATCGGTTTGCCGGCAATACTACGAACAGCTCGGAGGTATGTTGGGAGGGTCCGTTGTCTGCCGGTGACGTTGTAACCGCTCAAGCGTGGCACGATGTTGGATCAAGTCAGCCGGTTCTGGGGAACGCGGCGTATACGCGGTTTAGCGGTCATTTGGTTCGGTAGGGGGGTGCCGTCGCTGATGCGGGGATGCCCCGCAACGTCGCGTTGAACCTGTTGGTCAAGACGTAACGAGAAGCTGAGGGATCGGCAGGACGCCGATCCGCGGACGAAGAACAGGGAAAGAGGGAGCGGCCCGGGGGTGCGCGAACACCGACCGGACCATCCAGCACTGATCTAGCCAGTGATGAACCGAGGCTCCCCCGCCGCGTCGACGCAGCGCCGGGGAGGGTAACACATGCGAAAGGTTTCACACATGGCAAAAATGACCCAGAACCGGAGTTTTCTAAGTTGGATTGGCGGCAAGAGTAGACTGGCAAGACAGATTATTCCGTTGATACCCGCGCATCAGTGTTACTGCGAGGTATTCGCGGGGGCCGCGTGGATTCTTTTCAAAAAGGAAAAGTCGGAAGCCGAGATAATCAATGACATCAACACTGATCTGGTGACATTGTATCGGGTGGTCAAGCATCACCTGGATGAGTTTATTCGGTATTTTCGTTGGGTGTTGGTTGCTCGGGAAGAGTTTGAAAGGTTCTTGGAAGAGAATCCTGGGACGTTGACCGATGTTCAGCGCGCCGTGCGGTTCTACTATTTGGCGAAGTCAAGTTACGGATCAAGGATTGATGCTCCGACCTTTGGGGTGTCCACGACCGGGTATCCTAGGCTGAACCTGCTTCGGATCGAGGAAGAATTATCGGCGGCGCATCTGCGGCTGTCGCAGGTGGTGGTTGAGAACAAGCCCTAAGCGGAGTTCGTGGCGCGCTACGATCGGCCGCACACGTTCTTCTACGTTGATCCGCCTTACTGGGCCTGCGAGGACGACTACGGGAAGGGCATCTTCGCTTCTGACGATTTTCAGCGCCTGGCGGATCAGCTTGGAGGCATCCGGGGTCAGTTCATGCTCAGCATCAATGATGTGCCCGAGATCCGCGAGATCTTCCGAGGGTTCAATGTGCGGGAGGGTCAGACTCGTTATACGGTCTGTAAAAGCAAGGGAAAAGGGGTTGTGACGGAGCTCTTGGTGATGAACTACGAGCCTTGAAATGGCCGTTATGAGGCGGGATCGGTCTGTTCAAACTAAGTGGCGCTCGGCTTCAAACTAAGTGGCGCGTTACACTGCTTTTCGGCCTGTCCTGACTCTGGGGGTATCCCAATTGCCGACGGTCCCGAACGACCGGTTCAGTGACCCAGAAATTGATACCCGAAGGGGAAAGCTGACCT